GTCTTAAATTGTTCAGAGAATTCAAGAAATGGCATGAAAGCAACACCGCCAGGTTCATTTGGACCGCGCGGAGGTACCATCACAACCTGAACAGGCTGTTTCATAATGATAGCACCAGGAAGTGTTTCATCTTCAATAACTTCACACAAGTAAGTTTTTTCACTCTTAAGAGTTATAAGTTGAATTGTCATACTTTCACCTCAGTAGTTGCGGGCAGAACACCCAAAGTAAGCCAGCGTTTGGGAAACAACATCTCACGACCTTGAAAATCGGACATATCATAGTTAGGGTCTTGCACCCACCCAATGACCTCGACCATATCATCGTATTCCCTATAAGCAAGATCATACCTTTCAGCAGCGATCATTTTATGTTGAATAGCCAATTTCTTTGCGAGTTCTTGCAGTTTCATTTGATACCTTTATAGAGTTAAAAAAATAATTATAACACAAATATTAATTTTTTGTGGCAAACTTAGAGAAGTTTGGTGGTTGCCAACCTTCAGGCTTCAATACTTTGCCGTCTTCGCGTTTGAGAACTGTGCCTGATACTGGATCAATTTTAGCCAAATTTGATTTAGCACCTTCTTCCCAAATACCAGGACAATTCCATCCTTTGGACAACATATAACCAACAATCACCCAAATCATATCAAAACAGGCATCAGCTTGTTCTACTTCATCTTTTGCCATGATTGATTCTTTGAATTCGCCATATTCTTCATCAATAAGTTTTTCATATAGTGCCGCTTGAACTGGATTATAAGTCACTACAGTTTGCCCAGCAGCAACCATAAACTTAGCTACATCAGCCAAAATTGTTGCACCATTCTCCCTCATGTTATGAGTTAAGTTTCTGATAACGACTCCACCATTTTCCAGGTTAAAATCGAGTGCATCACCAATTTGCCAACCTAATTCTTTTACCATTTCTTCGGGAAGATCCAATAGACCATCTCCGTTATCTAAGACTTCAACTTTCGATTCATAAACTTTCGACATTTTTAACCTCAACATTACATTTTTTAAGAAAGTCTACACCATTGGTGTCTCTGTATTCAGTCTTATAGAAAACAGATTTGATACCAGATTGATGTATCAGTTTGGCACAATTAAGGCATGGTGCATGAGTAATAAACATTGCGGCGCCATCACTTGAGTTAGTAGACCTAGCAACCTTTGCGATAGCATTAGTCTCCGCATGAAGGACTTCTGGTTTACTTTTGAGAAACTGAATCTCACCTGTGGGCCAGGAGATTTCTTCTTCACAATTGTTATCCCAACCAGTAGGCATACCATTGTAACCGATGCCAATGATTGTATCATTCTTTACGATAACACAACCAACATGAAGGCGCCTAGCAGAAGACAAATCAGCATAGACTTCTGCTGTCTTCATGTGTGCATGAATAAATTTTTCTTTCATTGTAACACTACCAAAGGTACTTGAATTCGTTTCAAACCATTTGCATACATAAAAAACGGAAAGAATCTTTCACCAAGAAAACCGGGGTATCTCCAAGGCAATGGTTCAGATGTTGTTTGTACCGTTGGGTAAACATTTGAACAATTTTTGAAAATGTATTCCAAGATTTCAAATAGTTCCGTTGCATACTTTCTGAATGCCTGTCTACGCATAACATAACAGGTTTCAAAGTTAATTATATTACATTGTTTGAACCATGTCAAGTGTTTTCTGTAGTCAGGATACAGAACATCAATTGCCTCTATAAACTTATCCCAATATTCTCTTGGTTGTGATTCAAGGTATTGTGATTCGATAGAAAGGTTTACTGCAACAGAATGATTGGTCAAAACATCGGCTGTTTCCATGTAGGTCAGAATGTTATTGCCCATCTCATCGCTACCCAACCTATCGGCATTATCTTGCACAGGCGGCATAATAATTTTGGCAACATTCTTAGGTGCTACAGGATCAACCATCAAGTACCGGCGATAGGTGCTGCAACCAATATAGTCTACAGGAGGATTTTGTTCTAGCATCCAATACTCTGTAGCTTGCTGACCCATAGCTTTTAGAAAACTATCCTTATCCGTTTTAGCCGAATAAAGCCACCAAAATTTATTGATGCCGCCGCCATAACTGGTTACATTAGTGCAATATGATGGTACACCCAAGTGACTGTAAGCTTCATCAGATGCAGCAAAGGTTGGCACAAGCCAAGAAGAATTTCTATTGACTGGAAATTCTTTGTGAAAGTGGCTGTAAACCTTTAAGTTCATTCAGCATCTCTCTGCTTTGCTACTTTAACTGGAATCGAGGCAATGATTTCTGCTTCAATCATAAGGTCACGATAAAACTTACGCTTACTTGGTTCTGTAGCCAATGCAAGGATAGTTTTAACCTGCTTGCTCAATTTAAAATTCTTGTCTCGCTTAAACATAATATCTCCATAATAAATTTAATTATCTACTTCATACGCCTCTTTATTAACTAAGTAAACTCTTTGTGGGTTCTCTTTTGAGAAAACCCTAATGAAAACATAGTTATTATCAGAGACAGTCTCTTTCAGGTTATTACAGTAGACAATCTCATTACTGTAACGATTCTTCAATCTTACAGGTTGCTTTTGATTTTCCATGATGTAACCTCATTATCTATTAATCTTTTTACCAATATTATATTTTGCTACCAATTCCCAATCATCTTTCTCTTTGAATGAAATGATTTTGATTTGGTGTAGTGGTGCTACTTCTTCAATGACACTAGGGTTTAGTATCTTAACCAGACCCCATTCTTCCAATAACTTAGCAACAGCATTTCTCCGTTGTATGTCATTGTCGGATATGTTCGAAGGTTTACCATCTAGTGCAAACAATTCTTTAAAATGAACAAGATAATATTGTCCCTGTTTGTGCAAGATATGACAAGATTGGTATAGAACCTTTTCTTTCCTCGATGATACGCCAATGCGAGTTAGCGTTTCTCTTACCTTGAGAAAGTCATCTTGTTCATTGAGTTGCACTTCAATAAACTTTGCCAAATTAACCATTTTATTTCCTCAATCCACCGGTATCGGTTTGTTCTTTTAATTGTTGGATTTGTTCTTTGCTGAGGAGACCAAGGACTTCCCTGGCTTTTGAATCGGAGAAACCGAAAGCTTTCTTAACGCATTCTATATCTTCACTTTTCTCTGATTTAATCCACTTTGCAAATGGTCTTTTCTGTGACCTGATTGTATTTAGCAAAAAATCATTCTGCAACTTTTTGTCCAGAAAGTGGCGGCGATTCATTTCATTGGCATAAATGATGCAATCCTTATGGTAGGACAGACTGCGGTTCACCAAGAAAGGGGTATATTCTTTCTCGGTGGACTCATCTATGATTAACTGTTTCTTGTTCTGTAGAATCGCATTAACAAAATCAAATGGACTCATTTGAACTCACAATTGACCATGAGTTCTGTTAGACAGGCTACAGTATTGATTTCTTGGTCAGCAACAAAGGCAGCCTTATATTGATAGTCTGCAAGAATCAATACAGCCTGAGGAATGGAATTAGGCTTCATAGTCTCATACATTCCATCATAGATTTTGCGGAACAAGGTACTAGAATCTATCTCATTAGAACCAACCCACTTGCGAATGGAACCAAAGTCTTTGTCTTTGATATACTTCACAATCTCGGCAGTAGATACATCACCAATCTGTGCGAGAATACCAGTATCAATCTTACCAAACTGTGAATATCGTTGCAGTTCATTAATGATGCGCCGAAAATCTGGGAAGTGTTTCTTCACCAACTCTGCGATAACAGAATCTTCATAGTCAATTTTTTCACTTTGCAAAATTGATTGAATTCGTTTAAAGAAAGCGGAAGCCATCTTCGCCTTCTCGCCGTTCTTCATAGCAAAGTCAATGACTGCACACCGTGAATGCAACGGTTCAATGATACGATTCTTATAGTTACAAGTAAAGATAAAGGTACAGTTACTTGCAAACTCCTCAATCGCATTACGCAAGGCTGGTTGTGTAGAATTTGGATTCAGATAGTCTGCTTCATCTATGATGATGACCTTTCGACCACCAGATATTGACATAGACGATGCATAGTTTTTAATCTTGATACGGAAGGTATCAATACCAGATTCATCCGAACCATTAATGACCATGTAATCGCAACCAATCTCATTACACATGGCTTTTGCAACAGTAGTCTTACCCACACCAGGTCCACCAGACAACAGCAGATTAGGTATGTTCTTTTGATTAACATATTCCTGAAAAGGCTTTTTCAGCCTCTCAGGAATAATACAGTCTTCAATCGTTTTGGGACGATACTTCTCCACCCAAATCATATTTTCCATAATATAAATCTTTCATCACAGTTAAATTTCTTCAATTTGTTTTAGAATTTCATTCACACGGAATTCCAAAACACCAATAGCGGTAGCAATATGACCAGTATCATGCTCTTGCAACATTGATTCTAAATGTTTTATTTCTTTTTCAAGATGCACTTTATGTATCAGTAAATCAAAATAGTCCATGTTATTCCTTTTGGAATTTCGAACCCATTTCAGTAGAAATCCAATACTGTAGTGGTAGATTCTTATTCTTAAAGTGGGAGATACCCTTCGAAGAAATTTTAACTTCATATGCACCAGGTAGAATCTTGCTCAAGTTTTCAGTCCTGAAGATCATACGATACTTACTGCCTGTGGTGTTGTCACCCATCTCAAGAGATTCGGTGTGTGCTGAATCGTTCTGTAGGTCAAGAGTAACAAGGATAATTTTTGCACCATCAGAGTCTACTGCAATATGAGGTGACGAAAGAACATTTGCGGCTCGCATGATCCATTCAAAGTCTTCTGATGCCAACTCAAAAGAAATATCAGCTTCAGGCATGGTCAATTGTTTCTCAGGCGGCAAAACGATCATGGTCGGATCACAGAAACGATATTTGATTTTGCTTCGACCTTTGTTACCACAGATAATAACATGATGAGGATCAAACTCAAACGATGGATCTTCCTTGTGTAGAGAGACTACAGAAAGAAAATTGTTCAAGTCATACACACCAAAATCAGCAGGAATTTCTTCGATGATATTCACTTCTGCAAGAATGTTTTTGTGTGAAGAAACAGTCTTAAGTGTCTTGCCTTTCTTGAACATAATACCTTGGTTGATTGCACCAAAGTTTTTAAGAACAGAAAGAGTTTCATTTGATAGCTTCATTGTTTACTCCATTATTAAAATTTTCATCAATCGAATACAGTATATCATGCTCATATAGAAACATGAGGCAACACATGGCATGAGCCAAGTGATGCATACCCGTTTCAGGATCAAGTACCTCACCTTCTTTCCATGCCCAAACGTGTCTCTGCAAGGCATCAAAGTACCTGCGTTTTGAATCAGGTACTTTTTTCCAGTTATCACGCTCATACTTTTGAGCACCAAAAGTTAGAACATCAACAGTTGCCTTAAGCGCATAAGGCGGCAGCAAGCCATACTCTAACTTGCCGCCGTCAAACTTGCGACCACCAGTTGTTGCAGTTTGAGAAGCCTTTACAACGTCATTAATCATAGTCGACCTGTATATTGAGCAACAGCAGGCATATTACCAGTGAATGCGTAAGTACCGATATGCTGTGTTTTAACCCAAGGACACAAGAAGATTTTTCCACCAATTTTGCGGAACATTTGGCAGAACATATAATCTTCCGATAGATAACGATCTGAACCACCACCTGTCATGCTATCTTTACTATCAATAACTGTATCAAAGTAAGCATGAATGTATCGTGAGCCATCAAAGTTGGCTTGACCAACATGGTCTGGCTTGTAACGAATCATTGGGTATGCATCTTGCATCTTAGTAAACACTTCACGCTTCACAAGCATATAACCTGTACCAATCTCCATAAC